GCCAATTAGTTATAAAACACAGTAGCCAATGCAACTATCAAACGCACTATCAATAGTTAATTTATTTAATTAATTACACGTAGATAGAACACGTAATACAAGTGTAAGAAACAAGTTATTTAAATTGATAAAGAAGAATGAACGTGACCCCCCACCCTTAAAAAGTGGCTTGTTTTCAGGCCCCCAGATGAGAACCACGGTTGGACCCTGGGAGTTTAGGCAGTAGCCGAAGGGCAGGGCTGTTCCTCTGCTAGGGTAGCCACATGAGCCAATTAGTAAATTTATCGCAAGCAGAGGTGCGGGCATGTGCCGATATTGCTCTTAATCGATGGATGATGAAGTGGGGGTCAATTGACCGTGATAACTATTCGGGGGATAACAAGAAGTTTCTAGAACCAGAGATAGCAGCCAATGTTAGGACTATCGTGGCTGAGTACTCAGTAGCCAAGTTGTACAAGCAACCTCTCGTATTTCCATTCTACCCTAACTCAGAGCATCCGTATCGAAAGCACTTCCCAGATGTCATTCCCAATATCGAGGTTAAGTCAGTTCGAACTAGGGATGCCATTCCAGTCTTTCCAAAGGATGTAGAAAAATCGGGGATACTTGTAGGGGTTCGTGTCTTAGATAGAGATTACTACTCAGAGGTTGAGGTCTACGGATGGTTACCTGTCGAGGAGTGCAACAAACCTGAGTGGTTCTATGAACCAGAGCGGTCGTGGAGAGTTCCCCTAGATGCATTCAATGACACCATACCAGTGTAAAAAATGGGCGAGACAGAGGACGCATTTGACTAGAAACTCCTAGAAAGACTAATGTGGAGTCTAGGTGCAAGGTAGTTCAAAGACCGTAGTGGGTACTGATTAATACCTTGTATCCTGATAAAGCAAGGGGAGTTAACAGGCTTTTGTACTCATAGGAAGGTGCATAGGCCTGTTAACAAAGACTCGTGGTAGGATATGACTATGGAACTCCTAGGACTCAGTATCACAAGGGTCACCAAGCCTGAACCAGAGACAGTCACTGTGACTTGTTATGGCTGTGCTCGCACCTTTGATGTTGGAGCCTCCCAGGTTCGTGTCTACAACTACTGTTCGACTTGTAAGTAGCCCTGCTCAGTAAAGGTAATCATTATGACAATCATGCCCATTAACATTGGAAACGAAGAACCCACATGCGGATGTGGTGGATGCACCTGCGGAGCGACCGAGGTAGAGCAACCTACTAAAGAAGAAACCTATCAAGTAATCACCGAACTCTAGGTATCCCTGCTATTTAGGCTGTCGGGCGAACCGAGGTATGACACCCTTACCTCATGGAAGAATGCAAAGACCCATCCTGTTCCTCTGCAGGACGTAGCCACGAGCACATACAACTCGATGAGCACTCTGTATCTATGCTTAAGGCTATTAGTAGTGCAGCCAAGATGCATGCAGCAGGTGCTGAGATTGAACGCACTCGTGCAGTAGATACACATTCTCACGCCGATTTACTTGACCACATGAAATCTCACAACGGTCATGGCATTGATTATGCTGAATGGCGTTCAGGTCATGATGGTTATGATGACCATATCCCTGGCGTGCGTCCTAAAGACCCTAATGGTGGAGATGGAGATATGGATAGAATGTCTCATCGCGAATTAATTGCAGCCCACCACCACGACCACAACAAGTATGCAGCAGACTATCCTCATACGAATCTAGACGGGGAGCACTTCCATCACTAAATGTATTAAATGCGACCACGAGTTATATGACTCAACCTGTTGCTTCGAAGATAACTGTAAGTGCGTCTGTGAAAGGACTGAACCATAATGGGTGATATGTCTATCAATTTAAACCCGCAGCAATTTAATCTAGGCGATGGTGCACCCAACCACATTGAGCCAGGCGCGGCGGTTCTTCCTAAATTTGAAAAGAGAGACCGTGCTCTTAAAGACCACATTTTTCATAGCCACATTCAAACAAAAACATTTGCAGACGGGTCTGGTTCAGGTAAAATGTTCTCAGTACCAGAGGGTGTAACTGATGCTATTGCTTGGCATGAGTCTATGCATGCTAAGGGCGAGTTTGAACACCGAAGGTCTCATACCCACGAATAACTGATAGGGTAGCGTCATGCTACGAATCATAGAAGTGCTGGCACTCGCTCTTTGTAAGCACAAAGTAACAACTAAAGCATCTTGTCCCTATACAATGAAGACATACGACATCTGTACAAACTGTAACGCTAAGAAGGTGGTCCATGAAATTCCGCAAAATTAAGTCTCCCGCAACAAAAACTATTGAGTTTAGGCTTCACGAGTCTATTGATGAACGCGTATACACATTACCTACTCCAGCACATGAAAGCACCCCAGAGTGGTTTATTGAAATGCCTGAGAACCACAATAACGAAAAACCTATTATGTCACCTCCTAATTTTACGTTAAAAACAAACCCTCGTTTTTCTGACCCATTTTCTTTAGGCTATATGGCAGTTCTTCCTTATGATGTAGAACTTCTTGACATGAGAGATACCGTTCCTGAAGAAATGAAAAATAATCCGACAATAGGTTTTAGAGAAGGTCCCGCATTTGAGTTTGCTTATCCAGGTTTAATGATAATGGACCCTGCTGATATGGACTCACACATTGGATTAAAGCCACCAACAAATTGTTACACGGATATTCCGTATTCTTGGAAACCCTGGTTTCACTTACAAACCCCTCCAGGATATAGTGTACTAATAACAAACCCTTTAAATAATAATGGCTTACCTTGGCATACATCAAGTATGGTTATTGATTCTGATAAAGGAGAAGCGTTTATCCCACCAATTCCTTTTTTCATATCAAAACCTGTGCAGTATGCGATTATTCCTAAAGGAACCCCCATATTTCAAATTATTCCTTTTAAACGAGATTCTTGGAAAAGAAAAGTTGCACCTATTACAGAAAACAACTACCAAGACAAAAGGTCAAGTTTAACTCCTGCAAGGTTAGAAGAACTTGAACTCCCTAATAAATTCTATACAAAAAACGTTTGGGAACAGAAAAAATTTAACTAACTGGAGGAAATATGAAATACCCTAAAAAAAGTAAAAAACGAGTAGTTGTTTTTAAAATGCGAAGCAAACTAGACTTAGATGCTGTGCCTTTTCCAGTACCTGCTGTCAGTGTAATTCCTCAATGGTACAAAGACATGCCTGTGTATACTAATAACGCTACACGCGTTAGACTACGACCCTCCACTACAAGTCCCAAAGGCTGCATGCCTGTGTTGGATGCACTCACAGCAGGATATGTAATGACAACACCTCACGATATTCAAGTTATAATTGAGAATGGGTCTCAAGAAATACTTTCACCACCAGGAGTTCCTTCAATAATTGCTCGTCGTGGTGCTGACTTGGCAGACTTAATGCCAGCAGCAGCAGGGTTTACAACAGGTCGCTACATTTGGCATACTCCATTTGCTGCAGAACTGCCAAAGGGATACAGCATGTTGTATACGCACCCGCTAAATCAAGATAACCTTCCCTTCAGAACTTCTTCAGGGATTATGGATAGTGACATTTACCCCCATTCAGGTTCACTACCTTTTGGATTACAAGTTGGATTTGAAGGAGTAATACCCAAAGGAACCCCCTTTGTTCAGTTAATTCCAATTAAACGAGAGTCTTGGAAAAGTGAAAATAGTAAAGAGTTTGAAGATGACTCTAGAACAGCAATACCGAGAATGGTAGGTAGAGGTTACTATCGTGACGTTTGGTGGCAAAAGAAGGAATACAAGTGAGACACGAATTTAAAATACGAGGTTGGTGGTTTAGTTGGGGCTGGAAATTCAACGGGCTTGCCATTGGGTTTTCTATAGACAAGTATGGCTTCTCTCTTGACTTGCCTTTTATTTGGTTTGGTATTGAGTTTTAGTTATTTGTTCTAGGATTATCGACTGGGCAAGGAACTGTTACAAGTGCTCCGCACTCATAGCACTCTGCCTCAGTTCCCCACATAGCAATGTCGTAATCTTCAAACGCAGCCATTACTTTAAAGGTCCGTGATTGACAAACGGGGCATTCATGGGTAGGAATGCCTCTAAAATCAATACCCGCCATATCACTCATTTGCCCAGTCTAGTGCTAGGCTTTTCTTTATCCCCGTAAACTAAGGAGAACTTATGAAAAAAACGTATTACTTTAAGGTCGCAAAAAATCTTGATAAAGGTGGAGCATGGCTTGCTTCTTACTCAATCAAGGAGCCAGAAGTGCCTAATGATGGCGCAGTAAAAGGTTGTGCAGCATTCTCAAGTGCAGCACCTGCCAAAAGATGGTCAGCAACCATTGTTGGGCGAAATCGCCTAACTTGGGTAGTTACAGAGGACAAAAAGAGCATGACAGCCTCGCTAGAGGTTAAGGCTTAATGCCAACCACCCTTTAATTGTCAGGGGGTCAGGGTAGAATAGTCCTTGACCCCCTTACCCCAATATTAAGGATAACGCCTGTGACAACGATAATTGGTTTACAGCAAAAAGATAAATGCGTTATCTATGCAGATGCACAAACCACAGACGGTCAAGGGCGAATGTTTACTCACCCACAGATGTCGAAAATTTCTCGACGCGGTGACTTTTTAATTGCAGGAGCAGGAGAAGCCTTTCCTTGCGATGTAGCACAACATATTTGGAACCCACCGTCTCCTACAGAGCGAGATGTTAAAGACCTCTATCATTTTATGATTGCAAAGGTTGTTCCTTCTTTACGCACTTGCTTAATAGACAATGGTTATAAGTTTGAAGAAGAGGGCGATGGTGAATACCGTTTTCAATTCTTAATTGCTGTAGGTGGAACACTCTTTGCGATAGAAGATGACCTCTCAGTGGGAATCCGTAGCGATGGTCTCTACGGAGTTGGAAATGGTGCTAAGTATGCAATTGGGGCACTCTCAGCAGGTGCTGCTCCTCTTAAGGCTATGAAAATTGCCGAAACCCAAGATGCTTGGACTTCTGGGCCTTTTCAAAAGAAAGAGCAGTACAAATACATCTAAAGCCCTTACAATTCCTGTATGGCAAAAAAAGTATCTACCAGAGAAGCATCTGGACCTATATCTCGTCGTGAGGCTTTTGTAAGCCACGGTGCACTATCTGCTCGTGGTCATTCAGGACCCGCAGACTCTATGATTTTTGGTGAACTTCCTAAAGACCAGCGAGAAACTATTAGTAAGTTACCTGATATTAACTACGTTGTTAGTTCTTACAACACACCTATTGGTGTACACAGTCATTCTCAAGGTTGGGTAATTCCAAACACAAAGTATTCCAGAACAACCTCAAAGCACCAATCACAACTACGACGCGGTGCAGCAGAATCTGGCAGCCCTGTTAAATACGTATAGATAGGAACTAACGTGAAAAGTTTAAAGACCCTAACTGCTCTTTCTTTAGCAGCGTTACTCTCTTTGTCTTTAACTAGTTGTGGCTACCAAGGATTCTTCAGATACCCTTGCCAAGACCCAAAAAATTGGGAAACAGCAGAGTGTAAGCCTCCAATTTGCTCCGCTACACAAACTTGTCCTGTAGACTTAGTTAAAACATCAGACGGAACTACCGCTACTGTAAATCCAGAAGGAACAACAAATGAGTAAAGAACGCTTATCACCACAAGACCTAGATGCTCGCTTAAAGTTTATTTTAGGAATCACACTAGGAACAATTCTGCTATGCACATCACTAGGTATTCTTTACGGCCTTTTATTTGTGTCACAGCCAATTGGAGCACAGTCAGAGAATGACAAGATGTTTTTTAATGTTCTAGGAAGCATCGCTACATTTATTACAGGAACCCTTGCAGGTATCTTGATTGGTTCATCTGGTGCTAAAGACATTATGAAAGCACAGTTAGATAACAAAGAGATGGATGCTAAGAACACTCAAGCAGACAAAAAATTAGAAGCCGAGATTGATGCTACAGCAGCACGTCTTGCAGCAAAGCCATCTGGTGCAATGCCAGAAGAACAACCAATTGACACAGACTGGGATAAAGAATGAACCACGACCACCCAGTAATTACAGCAGGTTCTGGAATCACTGAGATGGAAACGATGTGGTTCCTTATGGTACTTATGTTTGGCTGGAATCTTCTTATGGCTTACCAGCACTACCGACTAAAAAACAAAGTTGACTGCTCTTGTAAGGAGAAGAAGTAATGGCAGACCAAGGAACAGCAGCACGTTTTATTGAAGTTGCTAAAGCAGAGTTAGGAACCATTGAAGGTCCTAAAGACAACGAGACAAAGTACGGTGCTTATACAAAGGCTAACTTTCAACCATGGTGTGGTTCATTTGTTAACTGGTGTGCAAATGAAGCGGGAGTAAAGATTCCTAATACTGTTTACACTCCAGGTGGTGCACAGGCTTTCAAAAAGGCTGGTGCATGGATTGATGGAGATGTTGCAGACCCAGAACCAGGTGATGTCGTCTATTTTGATTTTCCCTCAGATGGTGTCGATAGAATTTCTCACGTAGGTATAGTTGTAAAGGACAATGAAGATGGGACTGTTTGGTGTATCGAAGGCAATACGTCATCGAAGAAATCTGGAAGCCAAAGAAATGGCGGAGAAGTCTGTAAACAACTCCGCGCCTTTAAAAAGAACAAGGCTGGAGTAATGATTTCAATTGTTGGATTTGGTCGTCCTAAGTTTAAAGCAACAGGAGCAGCACCAACCTCTGACAAATGTCCTACATGCGGTAAGTAGC